CTGGAAACCCTCTCCCCGTGGGCGGCCACGCATGACCCGGCCGGACGCCGGCCGGATGTATCGGAGCGTGACGGAAACGCTCCGATCCTGCCCGGATGATCCGGAGTTGGCCGGGCTCCGCCAGATGGCGCGCGAATACGCACGGTTACTGGACGCCGCGGTGTCCACCGGTGACGGTGCCGGCGCATATCACAAACTGGGCCCCCGGCTCCAGGCTGTCCTCCGGGAGCTGGCCGGCCACGCACGAAGGAAGCGCGCCGATGCACCCGCAGTCCTCCCGGCCAACGTCACCCGGCTCCGCGGTAGCGCACGTGATCGGAAGCACGGAGCCGCGGCTGTGGACCCGGCCGCTCCGTGAGCTGACGCCGGCCACCTCGTACGGGTTCGACGTGATCGAGTTCGCGCGGGACGTGCTCCGGCGTCCGCTCGATCCGTGGCAAGAGTGGCTGGCCATCCACGCCGGGGAGCTGCTCCCGGACGGCCGGCCGCGGTTCCGCCGGGTGCTCGTGCTCGTGGCCCGTCAGAACGGGAAGACTCATCTGCTCGCCGTGCTGGCGGCGTACTGGCTGTTTATCGAGTGCGTGGGGTTGGTGCTGGGCACCTCCACGAAGCTGCCGTACGCGCGGGAGGCGTGGGACAAGACGCGTCGGATGGTGGAGGCCACGCCGGAGCTGGCCGACCTCCGCGCGCGCCGGTGGACCCGGCGGACCAACGGTGAGGTGGAGGCGTGGACGCTCCCGGACCCGGACACGGGGGAGGTGTCGCGGTACCTCATCGCGGCGGCCAATGAGGAGGCGGGACGCTCGCTGACGATCGCGCGCCTCATCCTCGATGAGCTGCGCCAACACCACGGGTACGACACCTGGGACGCCGCCTACAACGCCACGCGCGCCGTGATGGATGCCCAGGCGTGGGCCATCACGAACGCCGGCTCTCACCGCTCCGTGGTGCTGAACGATCTACGCCAGGAGGCGATAGAGGGCGGGGATCCGGAGCTGGGGCATTTCGAGTGGTCCGGTCCGGCGGACGCGGATGTCCGGGACGTGGCCGCGCTGGCGGCGGCCAACCCGAATCTCGGCCGGCGCATCCGGACGGACTCCCTGGTGACGGAGGCGGAGGCGGCGTTGCGCGCCGGTGGGGAGCGGCTGGCCGGGTTCAAGACTGAATCGCTGTGCATCACCGTGGCCGTGCTGGACCCGGCCATCGATCCGGGCGCGTGGGGCACGTGCCTGGACCCGGGGACGCTGGACGCCGTGCGCAACCGCGTGGCCATGTGCGTGGACGTGGCACCGGACGGCCAACACGTCACGCTCGCCGCGGCGGCCGTGCTGGACGACGGCCGGGCCCGGGTGGAGGTGGTGGAGGCGTGGGCCGGCGTGGGCGCCGCGGACCGGGCCGGCCGTGAGCTGGGCGCGCTCGTACGCCGGGCCCGGCCGCGCGTGCTCGGGTGGTTGCCGAACGGGCCGGCGGCGGAGCTGGCCGCATCGCTCGGTGGCCCGGGGTGGCCGCGGCACGTGCCGCTGGAGGAGATCCGCGCGGAGGTGCCGGCGGCGTGCATGGCGCTGCGCTCGGTGGTGCTCGCGCGCCGGCTCGCACACTCCGGGGATCCGCTGTTGAACGCGCACGTGGAGGCGGCGGAGCGGTTCGAGGTAGGTGACCGGTGGGTGTTCGGTAGGCGGGGCCGCGGCCATGTGGACGCCGTGTACGCCGCGGCCGGCGCCGTGCAGCTGGCACGCTCGCTCCCGCCACCGGTCGGCCGGCCGCGGATTGTGCTGGTCACCGGGGAGTAGGCGGCTACACTCCCGATCATGGGTGTGTGGGGATGGGTCCGGCGGACGGTGCTCGGGCTCGATCCCGGCGGGCTCACCGGGTTCGACTCCACGCCGCGGCCCATCGATCGGGCCATCCTGGAGTGGGCCGGCAACGGTGCCGGCGTCTCCCGCGCACAGATGCTCTCCGTCCCGGCGGTCGCCAAGGGGCGCAACCTCGTGTGCTCCGTGGCCACGCTCCCGCTCGTGGAGCGGGGGCCCGGTGAGATCGTCACCCGCTCGCCGCTGCTGGAGCAGCTGGACCGCAACGTCCCCAACGTGGTCACGCTGGCCATGACGCTGGAGGACCTGCTGTTCGAGGGCATCGCGTGGTGGCGGGTCACAGAGAAGAACGTCGAACGGTTCCCGGTCAAGGTCACCCGCGTGGACCCGGCCGTGGTGTCGCTGCGCGATCCCGGCCGATCGGCTGCTGCGCCGCTCCCGTCCGGCCAGGAGGCCATGACGGAGTGGGTATGGATCAACGGCGAAAAGGTGCACCGGTCCAACGTGATCCGGTTCGACTCGCCGAACGGCTCACTCCGGGTGCACGCTGCGCGGACGATCCGCCGCGCGCTGCGCTACCAGGAGGCGGCCGACCTCTACGCCGCCAACCCGCAGATGACGGAGCACTTCCGCCCGGCGGAGGGCGCGGAGCCGATCGATGATGACGCCGCGGCGGAGTACATCTCGGCGTGGATGGCCGCCCGGCGGCGTGGCGCCGTGGGGTGGATCCCCCGCTCCATGGAGTACGTCCCGGGCACGGCACCGAACGCCGCGGACATGAAGCTGGTGGAGCTACAGACCAGGGTGGCGCTGGACGTGGCCAACCACCTGGGCGTGGACCCGGAGGTCCTGGGCGTGAGCACCACGTCCCGGACGTACGCCAACGCCCAAGACTGGCGGCGGGACCGGATCAACGACGTGTACGCGCCCTACATGGCCGCGGTGTCACAGCGCCTATCGATGGGTGACGTGACCCGTCGCGGGTACTACGTCGCGTTTGATCTTGACGACTACATGCGGGCCAACCCCACCGAACGGTGGACGGTGTACGGCATCGCACTGGACAAGGGAGTGATGACGGTGGAGGAGATCCGCGCGGAGGAGGGCCTACCCGCGGGTGGAGCTCCAACCGCTCCCGCGGCGCCGGCCGGGGACGCACCGGTGACGCCGGCCCCCGTCGATGAGGTGACGGCCGCGCGCCTGAAGCGTGACCCGGTGGCCGCGGCGTTCGACGCTGCTCGGTCGGTGGAGTTCGCCGCGCAGTCCGTGGCGTTCACGGTGGATGTGGGGAGCCGCACCATCCGCGGGCTCGCGCTCCCCTACGGCGAGATCGCCTCCAAGTTCGGGGAGCGGTACCGGTTCGCCAAGGGGTCGCTGACCTGGAGTGACCCGGTGTCCCGGGTCAAGCTGCTCCGCGATCACGATTTCACCAAGCCGATGGGGAAGGCCACCGCGCTGTCCGATGGGGACGCCGGGCTGGAGGTGTCGTTCGCTGTCGGGGCCGGCGCTGACCGGGACGCCGTGCTGGCGGACGCCGCGGACGGGATCCTGGACGGGCTCTCCGTGGGCGTGGATATCACGGACCTCGTGGCCGACCCGGACAACGAAGGGGTCTACCTCGTGACCGCGGCCACGCTGCGGGAGGTCTCCATCACCCCCATGCCCGCATTCGACTCAGCGCGCGTCGCCACCGTGGCGGCGTCCCGTGACCCTGGAGGATCCATGCACACGTGCCCCACGTGCGGACAGCAGATGGCGCCCGGCGTGGCGCACACCTGCTCCGCTCCCGCTCCCGTCGCTCCGGCGCCGGTGACCCTCTCCGACACCGACCGGGCCCACCTCCTCCAGCTGCTCGGCGTGCCGGCCGCTCCGGCGCCGGCTCCGGCGGCCGGCCCCACCCCGGTGGACCCGGCCGGGCCCGGCGCGTTCTCCGGCGCGCGCGTGGAGGAGCCGGTCCCGTACCGGTTCGCCTACGACTCCCGCGGCGAACGCCAGCTCCGCGCCGGCTCGCACGACTTCTCCACGGACGTGATCAACGCGTCTCGCGGTGACGCCGCCGCGGGCCAGCGGGTGGAGGAGTTCCTGCAACGCGCGTTCGACGTGGACTCCACGGACGCCGTGGCGCTCAACCCGAACCGCCAGCGGCCGGACCTCTACGTGGACCAGCGCACGTACAAGTACCCCATCTGGGACTCGATCAACAAGGGCTCGATCGCGGACGCCACGCCGTTCGTGGTGCCCAAGTTCAACAGCGCGTCCGGGCTGGTGGCCGCGCACACGGAAGGCGTGGAGCCCACCCCGGGCACGTTCACCGCAACATCCCAGACGATCACCCCGGGCCCGGTGGCCGGCAAGGTGGAGATCACCCGCGTGGCGTGGGACCAGGGGGGCAACCCGCAGTTGTCCAACCTCATCTGGCGCCAGATGGAAAAGGCGTGGTACGAGGCGCTGGAGGCGCGCGCGGTCGCCGTGCTCGACGCTGCCAGCCCGGCCGCGCTCGCGACGTTCACGGCCGGCGGCGGCACCACCGGGCAGACGCTCGCCGCGGAGATGATCGCTGCCATTGCCACGCTCCAGTTCGCGCGTGGCGGTCTGACGATGACGGACACGGCAACCCAAATCGACCTGTACAAGGCGCTGGCCGGCGCGCGCGACAACGACGGCCGGCCGCTGTTCCCGATGCTGGGCCCGGCCAACGCCAACGGACAAGTCACCGCGCTGTTCGGCTCGATCAACGTGGGCGGCATCCTCTTCCACCCGGCGTGGGCGCTGGCGGCCACGGGCTCCGTGGCGGCGTCCAGCTACCTGTACGACCGGGACAGCGTGCACGGGTGGGCCACCGCGCCACAGCGGCTCCAGTTCGAGTACCGCGTTGCGTACGTGGACCTGGCCATCTGGGGCTACGCCGCCGCGGCAATCACGGACATCTCCGGTGTCCGCGAGATCTCCTACGACCCGGTGCCGTAGCGCACCCGGAGGGACAGAACATGGCAGACACCAAGGGAACCAAGGCGACGATGGCGCCGGCCGCCCGTGACCCGGAGGGCGCGTCCAGCTCCCCCGGTGCGGCGGAGTCCGGCGTCCGGCGCAACACGGAGATCCCGGACGAGATGCACCGTTCGCTCCAGGCCGTGAGCCGGGACGAGTTGCTGGCCATGCGCGCGCGCATCGACGCGGAGCTTGGCCGGATCGGCTCCGGCGCCCGGTCGGCGGAGCCGTCGTTCGGCATCTCGGAGGGCACCCGCCAGGAACTGGAGCAGCGGGAGGCGTTGCCGGAGCGGGAGCGCGGCGTGGTCACCTCGCCGTTCACCGGTCGGCCGATCGAGGGCACGGAGCCGGACGCCGGCAAGTAGTTGACTCGGGCAAACAATGCTCGAGCGCTTTGCGACAACGGTTGGTACAAACACTCGAGGTTTTGAGGGGAGGTGGCCGCGGTGGCATGGGAGCCGGACTACATCACGCTGGAGCAGCTTCGGGACTTCCTGGAGGTGCCCGACGATGACACGTCAGATGATGCCCTCCTGGCCGTCGACATCACGGCCGCCTCCCGCTCGATCGATACCGAGTGCAACCGCCAGTTCGGGGTGACGGCCGCGGAGGCGCGGACCTACCGGGCGGAGTGGCGGACGGACAAGGGGCGGTGGGTGGTGGTGACGGACGACTTCATGGCCGCTCCCACCGCGATCACGGCGGACGGCTCCACGGTGACCGGGCACCGGTACGGACCGCTGAACGCGGTATCCAAGGGCCGGCCGTACGAGCGCCTGGAGCTGGCGACGGACGCCGCGGTGGTCCCGGTGTACCCGGACTACGAGGTGGTGGTCACGGCCGCCTGGGGCTGGACCGCGGTACCGGCGGCCATCACGCTGGCCACCCGGCTCCAGGCGTCCCGGTTCGCCGCGCGCCGCGGGTCGCCGTACGGCGTGGCCGGCTCCCCGGACCTGGGCAACGAACTGCGCCTCCTGGCGAAGCTGGACGCTGACGTGGCCGTGATGGTTGCGGGCTACGTCCGGACCCGGCGGCCGGTATGAGCATGGGTGGCGGGCCGGCCCGTAGCACCGACGCGCACCTCCAGCGCATCTACACCCGGATCGATGAGCTGGCCACCCGCGTGTCCCGGCTGGAGCGCGCGCTGTGGATCGGCTCCGGCGCGCTCGGGACGGTGGCCGTGTTCAACCTCCTGAGCAACCTCTCCCAGATGGCCAGCCAGTAATGGCCGTGGGGTGGGCCGGCGCGACGCCGGTACAACAGGACGACGGCGCCGGCACGTTCTACGAACTGGGCCAGTCCTTCACGGTGAACGGGGACGTGACGATCACCGGTGTCCGGGTGTGGCACGGCGCCAGCACGAACACGGTGGTGGACCGGAGCGCGCGCATCTGGACGCCGGCCGGCGCGGTGGCCGCTGAGATAGATCTGACGGACACGCTCCCGCCGGGCTGGACCACGTTCTCCCTGGACACTCCGCTGGAGCTACCGTCCGGTACGTCCCGGGTGCTGTCGTTCTCCACGCGCCAGTTCTACGGCGCGGTTACCGGCGGGTACCCGGCCACCTCCGCGGACGGGCTGGTCACCTACACGGCCGGCGGGTTCAACAACGCTGCGGGCCTGAAGCCAGACAACCCCACCGCGGCGTTCTACGGCGTGGACCTCGTGTACGACGCCGGGATCGGTGGCAACGTAGCGCCGGCCGTCACGCTGGCCGCCACCGTGGCCGGCCGCACGGTGACCGCTACCGCCAGCGTGACCGATGAGAACCCAGGCACCGTGTCCTACCGGTGGGAGTTCGGTGACGGCACCACGGTCACGGACGGCGCCGCGGTGGAGCAGCACACCTACGCCGCGGACGGCATCTACGCCGTGCTCGTGGTGGCCACGGACGCCGGTGGGCTCCAAGATTCCGCGGCCGTCCCGGTGCTGGCCGCGGCCGGCACGCCGGGCGGCATGGACCTGGAGGTGGTGTTGCGCGCGCTGGCCGATCGGCTGGACACCATCCCCCGGCTCCAGGTCCACGTGGGTGCGCCGTTGCGCATCCGGCCCCCGGCCGCGGTGGTGGCGTTCCCGGAGGGCATCACCTTCGATCGGACGTACGGCCGCGGCTCGGACTCCATGGTGGTGCCGGTGGTGCTCGTGGTGTCCAAGCTCAACCAGGACGGAACGGTGGCCGCGCTGTCGGAGTACGCCTCCGGGTCCGGGGACCGCGCGGTTAAGTCGGTGCTGGAGTCCGGTGTCTACCCCGGGCTAACGGTCACTGTGACGGACGCGCAGTTCGACGTGTACGCCATGGCCGGAGACGAGTACATGGCCGCGGTATTCAACGTATCGGTTATGGGATAAGGGGATCCGGCTATGCCCAATGCGCACGGCAAGAACACGGTACTCACGATCGCTGCACAGGTGGTAACGACGTACACCAATACGTCGGAGTTCACCAATGAGGCGGACGAACACGACACCACCGTCTACGGCATGGACGATGCCGACTACGACGGCGGGATCCGGCGGCACGGGTTCACGTGCGGCGGGTTCTACGCCACGGGTGCGACCGGTCCGCACACCATCCTCCGGCCGCTGATCGGCACCAAGGTGGCCATCGTCCGAAAGGCGGAGGGCACCGGTACGGGTAAGCCAAACGAGGCGTTCACGGCGCTGATGACGAAGTATGTGGAGACGAACCCGGCCGCGGACATGGTTACGTGGTCGGCTGAGTTCCGCGTGGCCGGCGCTATCGTGCACACAACTCAGGTATAGCAACGGTTGTAGGGGGATAGTCCACTATGGACGAACGGGTGTATTCGAGTGTCGCGGACCTCACCAACGTTGAGCTGGAGGAGGATGACGTGGAGCTTCCGGGTGGCCGGCTGGTGCGCGTCCGGGAGCTGTCGCGCGCGGAGGTGCTGCGCATCCGGAAGGAGAACGGGGAGGACTCGCTGAAGATCGAGCGGGCCACACTCGTTGCAGCAATGGTGAACCCGCGCATGACAGCCGACGAAGCGGCGGCGTGGCAACGGAAGTCGGGCGTCAACAAGGATATTGGCCTTGTGCAGCAACGGATCCAAGAGTTGTCCGGCATGGCTGAGGGTGCCGACAAAAGCCGCGTGGATAGCAATGGAGACAACGGAGCTGGAGTTCGAGCACTACCTAGCGCTGAAGCTGGGGCGGACGGTGGCGGAGCTGAGGCGGTCGCTTAGCCAGGAGGAGTGGATGCGTTGGACTGTCTACTATGGACGGTTGGCGCAACGGGAAGAGTTGGCGCGGCTGAAGGCGGGTAAGTGATGGCACTCACCATCGATCCCATCCAAATCGTGGGGCTGGCAGAGTTCCGCCGCAACCTCCGCCAGATGGACTCCGGAGCCGCGCGCGCGCTCCGGCTGGCCGGCAACGAAGCGGCCAACATCGTGGTGGACTCCGCCAAGCCAACCGTTCCCCGGCGCTCCGGCAAGGCGGCGGCATCGATCAAGGCGCGTTCCTCGCAACTGGCCACGCGGGTGTCCGCCGGTAGCGCACGGGCGCCGTACTTCCCGTGGCTCGACTACGGCGGAAAGGTCGGCAAAGACAACTCCGCATCACGGCCGTGGGAGCCGGACGGCCGCTACATCTACCCGGCATACCGCCGGGAAAAGCGACGTGTGGAGGAGACGTTGCGCGCCGCGCTCGGGCGGCTCGCGGCGGACTCCGGGGTGGAGCTGGGGTAGATGGCTGGCAACGCTGTAACGCTGACGTTTGCGGGTGATGCCTCCTCGCTCCAGCGCGCTATGTCCACAGTGGAGCAAGAGGCCAGCGGCGTGGAGCGCGCGTTCTCCGACGTGGAGGAGCAAGCACGGGCCACCGCGCGCGCCACCGGCTCCAGTGAGGAGGCGTTCGAGGGCGCCGCGCGGCAGGCTGGCCGGCTCGGTGAGGGCCTAGATCGCGCGTCCGGCGCCTCCTCCATGCTGTCCGGCGGGATCGGGGACGTGGGCGGCGCACTCACGGAGGCGTTCGGGGAGGAGCACCCGATCGGCAAACTGGGCGCGGACATGGAGAAAGCCGGAACGATCATCATGGGTGTCACGGGCATCCTGGACCTAATGATCCTGGCGAACATGGCCGCGCAAGCATCGTGGGTCCGCACGGCCGCCTCCATGGTGGCCGCCCGTACTGCGATGATCGCCACCTCGATAGCCACCGGCGTGGCCACCGCGGCACAGTGGTTGTGGAACGTCGCCATGACGGCTAACCCGATCGGGCTCATAATCGTTGCTATCGCTGCGCTCGTGGCCGGGATCATCTGGGTGGCCACACAAACCGACTGGTTCGGGAAGCTGTGGAAAGCCATCTGGGGCGGGATCGTCGCGTACTTCAACTGGGTGGTGGGCAACTACCAGAAGGCGTGGGGCGCCATCGTGGCCGGCGCCAACTGGGTGGTGGACATCATCCGCCGCATCCCCGGTCTGATCGGATCGGCGTTCTCCAATATCTACAACATCGTGACGGCGCCTTTCCGGATGGCGTTCAACGCTGTCGCGCGGCTGTGGAACAACACGGTGGGCCGGCTCTCGTGGTCGGTGCCCTCGTGGGTGCCTGGCATCGGCGGTAACTCGATCGGTGCGCCACGCCTGCCGACGATGCACGGCGGTGGCCGGGTGCCGGGTACGCCGGGCCACAGCGTGATGGCCATCCTCCAGGGTGGCGAGACGATCGGCGCGCGCTCGGCCGGCGCTGGCACGGCGGATATCGTCATCCGGTCCGGCGGGTCACGCTTGGACGATCTCCTGGTGGAAATCCTGGCCGGCGCCGTGCGCGCCAAGGGCGGCCGTGCGGAGGTGTTGGGCATTGGCTAAGCAACCGCTGGAGCCGGAAGTCTTCTACGCCGGAGCGTGGCATCCGGTGCCGGTGTACGGCCGGGACGGCGTGGAGATCTCCCGCGGCGCACGAGGTGAGGGCCAGGAGGCTCCGCCATCGGAGGCGCGCGTCACGGCCGACAACCGCACCGGGGACTGGAACCCGTTCAACCCCACGTCCCCGCTCTATGGCGTGGCCGGCCGGAACGCGCCGCTCCGCCTCTCGCTGGACGGGGTGGTCCGCTCTACCACGGAGGCGGCGTCCTGGGCGCCACAGCGCTCGTTGGGCGCCACCGTGGCGGACGCCTGGACGCCCATCACCGGGGGCGGCATCATGCGCCGGCTCTCCCAGGGGAACACGCCGCTCCGCTCCCCTGCCTACCGCGCGCTGTCCGCGCCGGAGAACGACGCCGCGCGGGTGGCGTACTGGCCGCTGGAGGAGGAGAGCAGCGCCACCACCGTGGCGTCCCTGGAGGCGGGTGGAGCGGTGAACGTCACGCTCCCCGTGTCGTTCGGTGGGGACGATGACTCCGCCAGCTCCGACCGGTTGGCCGTGCTCGGCGACGGCGGAGCGCTCCAGTTCCCGGTGCCCACCTACGCCTCCAGCGAACACAAGGTCATCTGTCTGTTCCGCGTGCCGGCGGCCGGGCTGGTGGACCTACAGGTGATGCTCCGCGTGGAGTGCCAGGGCGGCACCATCGACCGGTTCGAGTTGGTGTTCTCCACGGGGTTCGGGCTCCGCATCCCGTTCTACTCCGGGGACACGGTGGTGGAGACGCTGGGCCCGGTGGCGTGGTCGAACAGCATCTCCGGCGGCGTGGAGTGGTTCTCCTCGATCGAGTGCACGCAGTCCGGTGGCAACATCGGCGTGCTCCACCTCATCGTCAAGGTGCCGGACGGGAACACGGCCACCGCATCGGACACGGTGGTGGGCCACACGCTCGGCCGTATCACCCGGATCACGGCGTACGGTGACGGGCTGGCTATCGGCCAGCTGGCGGTGGGCAACGACACGGGAGCGTTCCCGAACTACATCTCTCCCACGAACGGATCCCTTGGCACGCGCGGGTATTCGGGTGAGGCGGCCGGGCTGCGCGCCATCCGCCTGGGGGAGGAGGAGGGCGTCCCGGTCACGTGGATCGGTGACCCGGCGGACTCCCAGGACATGGGGCCACAGCCAGCGTTGCCGTTCCTGGACCTGCTCCGGGAGTGCGCACGCACGGACGACGCGCTCATGTTCGAGCCCGTGGATGCGCTGGAGGTGGCCATCCGCGGCGGCCGGGACCTCTACAACCTGGACCCGGTGCTGACGCTCGACTTCGACGGTGGCGGCGTGGCTCACCCGCTGGCACCCGTGATGGATGACCGGGGCACCCGAAACGATGTGACGGCCAAACGGCGCGGCGGCGGCCAGTACCGCGCTGTCCAGCTCACCGGCCCATTGAACGTCAACAGCCCGTTGGATGACCCGGACGGCGTGGGCCGCTACGACACACAGGTAGAGGTGAACACGGCCACGGATGACGTGCTCGTGAACCACGCGCACTGGCTGCTCCACCGCGGCACCGTGGCGGACGCGCGGTATCCGTCCATCACGGTGGACCTCGATGCGGCGCCGGCCCTCACTGCGGCCGTGGAGGCGGTGGACATCGGGGACCGGATCCGCCTGGACAACCTCCCGTCCGACTGGGCGCAAGAGGCGGCGGACCTCGTGGTCCTAGGGATCTCCGAGACGATCGGCACCCACCGGCGGCGGGTCACGTTCAACACGGTGCCGGCGCGCGCGTGGGAGGTGGGCATCGTCGGGGATGCGGCCGGCGCCACCTACGATCTCCGCGGCGCCGCGGTGGACACCGACCTCTCGACGCTGGCCGGCGCACTCACGAACAGCGCTACCTCGTTCGGCGTGAACACGGACGGGGACCTGGAGTGGACCACCGATGCGGCCGATTGGAACCCGGCAATCAACGGCACCGGGCCCTGGGGCGGTGGGCTGTTCATCGTGGTCGGTGGTGAGGTGATGCGGGTTACCTCGATCAGTGGCACCGGTGGCGGTACCCAAACGTTCAACGTGGTCCGCTCGATCAACGGGGTGGTGAAAGCACACGCGTTCCTGGACGCCGTGCACGCTGCTCACCCCATACGCGTAGGGATGTGACATGACGGCTCCGCTGATTCCGGCCGGCTCCCGGCTGCTCGGGGAGGACCTGCTGACGCTGCGAAACGCAGTCAACGGCAAGATGTCCGGCCTCCTGGTGGGCAAGAGCGTGGACACCTCACGCGCCTCCACCACCACGTTCACGTCCGACCCTCACCTCCAGGTGGCGGTGGCCGCCAACGCGGTGGTGGACATGGAGGTCCACGGGCTCTATCAGGCTGGCGCCGGCCTCATGTCGTTCCGCTTCACGTTCCCGTCCGGGAACATGGACGCCGCCAGCTGGCGGTATGACCCGGGGACGGACGAGTGGGCCGCGGTGGTGGGCCTGCCGGTGGCGTCCCCCGCGCAGTTCGTGGTGGGGTTGGCCGGTACGGGTGGCAACGTCCCGTTCACGCTGTCCGCAACGGTGTTCATCGGGAGCCTCGGGGGGACGCTGGCCCTACAGTGGGCACAGAACATCTCGAACGCCACCCCGACGATCCTCCGCCGGGGTACCAAGATGCGTATCACGAGCGCTGCGTAAGGGGGATAGATGGCTGTATCTGCGTACTACGCGTGGGTGGACGCCGGCCGGCCGGTGAGCCGGCCGCGGTGGCTCACGGAGATCAAGGCGCTGGCGCGTGAGCACGGCGTCCCGTTCCTGGGGGACCTGGGCAACGACGCGCACCTCCAGACGCCGCGGCCACAGGATCACACGCCGTTCTCCGTCACGGAGTACCCGGTGCAAATCTCGGGGTGGTGGATCAACGCCATAGACCTGGGCGCCGGCCCGTGGGTGTGGCGGATCCTGGACGGTGCGCGCGCCGGCCGCTACCCGTGGCTGAAGTACATGAACGCGTACGGCCAGAACTGGAGCCGCGCGCGTGACGGGTTCCGCACGGCGGTGGCGAACGCCGATGCGCACCTCCACCTCTCTGGCATGACAAACCATCTGGCCACGCCGGTGGGCGCAAACCCGTTCGTAGCAACGGCTCCGCCTCCGGCTCCGGCTCCGATCCCAAGGGGGACAACGGGTATGACAACGATCTATCACAAGGGTGGCACCGGTACCGGGGCCACCAACCCGGCCGTGTACGCCATGGCGGGGGAGAGCCCGGGCACGCCGGCCAACTGGCTGGAGACGGTGGACTACGAGTTCGCCGTAGACCTCGTGCTGATCCACCACCCGGAGCGCTACTCCAAGGCGCGCACGCTGTCCCCGGCAACGTGGGACGCGTGGAAGGCGGCGTACCTGGCACCGGTGAGCACGGACGAACTGGAGCCCGTGGAGCCGGCCGGCGCACAGCCGACCCTGCGCGGAGAGGATCCGGACGTTGAGTAGCGGACCGATCGAGCGCAAGGTGTCGTGGGCGTCCGCGGGCGCCTACATCGGCTCCGTGGCCGGGATCGCTGTGCTGGAGGCGGTGACCCGTGACCCGGTGCTCGTGAGTCCCATCCCGGACGTGCTGGAGCCGTTCGTGCTCTCGCTCGTGCCGGCGGCCATCGCGTGGTTCGCGGGATGGCGCGCAAAGCACACGCCGCGGCCGGACCTCGGACAGCCGTAGGCCACACGCCAGCGGCCGGCACCCACTATCCCCCGGGTGCCGGCCGCTGTTCCGTCTCTACGACACGCCGCGGTGGCGCCGCTTGTGGTCCCGGTCCGGGTAGACCCGGCGGAGCTGGCGCGTGGGGTCCGGGTCGCCGCGGTACCCCGGGCACCGGAACACGTACCCGGTGAACGTCCACACGTGGGTGGCGTGGCCGGGATCGAGCACGAGCGGGCAGACGCGCGGCAGGATGCTGCGGGGTCCGTGGATCGGCCGGGTGGGCGCCGGCGTAACGTTGATCATCTCCGGGGGGTCCGCCAGCTCCGGGGGTTGGAGCTGGCGGGTATCTCCGTCCAGCTTCCGTACGCCGCGCTTGAGCCCGTAGAACGTGAGCAGCGCGGCGGCTACGAGCACTAGGAGCACGCACCCGCCCGTCAGCTGTAGGTAGTCGGTGGTGGTCACGGCTGCTCCCGTCGTAGGTGTTCGATGATCCATGGCTGTAGGCGCTGCTCGATCACGTCGGGGTCCGGGTACTCCCCGGCCATCACCATGGCGTCCCACAGCGCGCGGCGGCCGGCGCGTTCGAGGTGTCTCCAGGTGGCCACGTGGCCGGGCTCCGGCTCCGGGCGGCCGTCCAGCGCGGCCACCGCATCCGACCTTTCCCACCCATCCACGTATCCGCGGCCATAGCTGGCCAAATCAGGCTGTGGATCAAGCACGATAATCCCCGTTATCGTGCATCGCCGCGGACGTGGGCCCACGGGCCCACGTGGAGACCGGTGCACTCCGGGTCGTGGCACGATCGGGCGTTGCGCTCGTTGGCCTCCGCCACCGCGGCGCGGTCGTAGGCGTCCCCGTACACCACGCCGTTGGCTACGGTCTCCCGTTCGTCCAGCTCCGCGGCGTCCTGCTCCGCCGCTGCTTCGTCGCGCTCCCGTTCGTCGTCCGCCTCCTCCGCGCTGGGGAGTAGTCCCATGCGGTCAAGCTCCGCGGCGAACGCCTCTCGGATGTCCTCCGTCCCGTCCGGGAGGTCACGCCACCGCGGGCTCCACGCGGGCTGTGCCAGCTCCACCGTGTCGTTGAGCCGCTGGCGCGCGCGCTCGTACTGGTCCACATCGACGTGGACGGCCAGCGCGCCGGCCTCCAGGAGCGGATCAATGGCGGACGGCGTGAGCATGGTGGCCAACGTGAGCAGGATTCGCTTCGTGGTGTCGTCCCACCGGTTCGGCGGAATCTGGGCCAGCGTCTCCGCGGCGGAGCGGGCCCGGCGTCGGTCGTAGGTGCGCTGTGCGCCGGCACCCTGGGGCGTGGTCGGTTCGGTCATGGCACGGCACGCTACACCCACGAAACCAGTGTTGCCAACACTTGTCACGCCAGCGTATGGTCCCGGTCATGACGTACCGATCACTGTTCAACGCGGACGGGCTCCGGGCTCACCGCGCGGCCACACAGGTGGCCGCCGCGGGCCCGCTCCGCTGGGGGCTGGACGGCCAGTTCTGGTCATACCGGGACGGCGTGTGGAGCCCGGGGGAGAACGATGTCCACGGGCGCGTGGTGGCCGCGCTCGGGGAGCGCTACCGGCCGGCGCACAGCCACGCCATCCGGGACGTGCTCCGCGCCACCCTGGCGCCGCTGGAGGTGCTGCCCGTTCCGCGCTACATCAACGTGCCCAACGGGATGGTGGACTGGCGCGCGGAGCACGCGCCGCGGCTCATCGATCATGACCCGTCGTTCGTAAGTACCGTGCAACTGCCCGTGCATTGGCGGCCGGGTGAGTCGACGTGTGACGAGTTCGACGCGTTCCTAGAGCAATCCGTGCCCGACGATGATCGGCAACGGGTGTGGGAGATCCTGGGCTACCTCATGATGAGCGGCAACCCGCTGCAAAAGCTGTTCCTGCTCACCGGCGGAGGGGGCAACGGCAAGGGGGTGCTACTGGCCGTGATCCACGCACTTCTGGGGCGCCACAACGTGTCCAGCGTTCCATTGACGGATTTCGCTGACTCGCAGTTCGCTACCGCTGAGGTGTTCGGAAGGTTGGCGAACATATGCGGGGACATCGATACCACGTACCTGGAGCGGACGGGCCAGATCAAGGCGCTGTCTGGTGAGGACTCGATCAAGGGGGAACGCAAGTACGGCAACCCGTGGTATTTCGAGTTCTGGGGCAAGGCATTGTTCAGCGCCAATGCGTTGCCCGTGTCGTCGGACGGGACGCGTGGGTGGCTGCGTCGGTGGGAGATCGTCCGGTTCCCGTTCGAGCCTCTGAAACCGGACCGTGGGCTGAAGGCGCGGCTGATCGAGCGCGCGTCCCTGGAGGCCATCGCCGTGCGCGCCGTGCTCGCACTGCGGGACCTCATGGAGCGGGAGCGGTTCGACCACGGGGACAGCGCCACGGAGGCTCACCACGAGTTCGCCGTGCGGAACAACAGGCTCATGGCGTGGATCGAGGAGGAGGGCTACATGGACTCCACCTCACGCTACGAGCGGCGCGTGCTCTACAACGCGTACCGCTTCTGGGAATCGGGCTCCGGCGGTCGCGCGGTGTCGGACACCACGTTCTACGAGCGGATCGGCCAGATACCCGGCGTGCGCACCTCGCGGAGCAAGGGGCGCCGGCTCATCTGGGGCGTGCGCCTGAACCGTGACGCCGTGCACGTGGACCTCATGGGGGACGATCCGCCGGAGCCGGAGGGGGGTGCAGATACGCGGGTAGACACCGAAAGGCTGTTCTAGCTGGGAAAACGGGCCCTCGTGGGCCCGGGGGGTGCACGTGGTGCACCTCTGGCCCCTTCTGCCCCCTGCGGATACTCCGCCTAGATCGTTCTGTCAAGGGGGGCATTTGGGGGTGCATCTACGGCGTTCTCCTTACGCGGGCGCCCTCTTAACTACTTACTCTCCTAGATCAAGCATCGAAAGGTATCGATCATGACTGCGAAGAAAGCAACGACGCCGGCACGTCCCGAGGTCCCGATGAAGCTGGGCGCTCCCGCACAGCGGGCCCTGCGGGAGCTGCGGGAGCTGCGTGTCCAGGCGGACGATCTGGCCGCCCGGATCAAGGACCGTGAGAAGAGGATCAAGGAGGCCATGGGAGAGCACGAGGAGGCCACGGTGGGCGGCGTGCCCGTGGTGACGTGGAAGCTCTCGCTGCGCACCTCGCTCGATCAGACGAAGCTGAAGGAGAACTACCCGGACGCCGCGGCGGCGTGCGCCAAGATGGCCTACGTCCGGACGTTCAAGATCCTGGGGGACAAGTGACCGACCCGGACACCGTGATCGAGGAGGCGGAGACGCTGCGGGATCTCGCGTGGCGTGGGCTGTGTGGGCTGCTCAACCTCGCTGTGATCATGACCCTCATCGTGATCATCGGTACCCTCCTGGTGTGAGGCGTACGGGGTGGGACGGTGGCTCCACCAGGGGGTGGCGCAAGACCCGCGCGCGCACGCTCGCCACACGTGGAACCGTGTGCCAGCTGCGCCTACCGGGCGCGTGCACGACCGTGGCTACCGAGGTCCACCACACGCGCGGCCGGCGCCAGACCGGGGACGATCCTCGGTTCCTGGTGCCGGCGTGCCGCGCGTGCAACCGCGCGGTGGGTGACCCGTCCGACCACGGTCCGGATCCACGTCCGAACCCCCGAACAAAGTGGTGATCATCGATGCGTGACTCCGTTGGCCATGGATTTTCCCCACCGGCCCCACCCCCGGACAC